GTGGCACGTTTCATAGCGAAAGTTTCTTTATAAACAGAAACTTTTTCAGCTCGTGATTGAGTTGCATCGTACTCACCTTCAACGAACGCGATCAATTTGTTTTCGGGAACATCAACTGACTCAATAATGTTTTTAACGTCGATGAATGGCATAGCTGAACCATAAATGTTATTCAAGTTAGCAAAAGTGATACGAGATACAATATCCCAATAGTTGACTGGATTGACAATCAAGAAAACTTTACCTGCAACTGAGCGATATTTAACTTCTCCTTTGTCTGTTTTATCAACCTTATAAGTGAATTTAGAAAGTTTTTTCATAACATCTGCTACCTCTGTTACGATTTTATCTTTACCAAAAGTCAAAGTACCAGCTGTAGCTTTATCTTTATAAACGCCTAAAGTTACAGCACCATCCAAGTCTTTTAGGAGTCCAATTGGTTCGTTATTACCAGTACCAGCGATAATTTTTTCAGCCCAAATATCACGTACAGCCTCGGTCAAAGAAAGATTAATGAAGCGATCAATCCAACGTGGTCCTAAGTCGAGTGTGTCGTTAGAAACTAAGAAGAACGCTGTCAAGGCAAGTTGAACAAATTCAGAAGCGCCAAACTTAGAATCAAGTTGACCTTCTAAATCTTTGTGTAGCGGTCCAAATACGGCAACACCTGTACGGCGTGCGCGAATAACTTTTACACGTCCAACAGTCGGTGTGAAGTTGATGATGCTCAAGATAGGATGATCTTTTTGAAGATTTTCAAAAACTCGTTCCAAAATTGTTTCTGGCCAAACTACTTCTGAGTCAAATCCACCAGTTTTAACAGCTTCATTATAGAATTTTGTTTCTTCAGCAGTTAAAGTTGTGATCCCTCGTGCTTCAAGGACGCGGTTATCTGTAACGTTTTTCAACTCATCGTATTCTGCACGTACTTGTTTTCCTGCATCTTCGGCAATTGCTGTTACATATGCTTCTAAAGCTGCATTTACTTGTTCAGAAGTTGCTTCTTCTTGATTAGATACTGCATTAAACGCTTTTTTAGCGTCTTCTGTTTTGTTTGTAATTTTTAAAGTCATTTATTTTCTCCTTTTTTAAGTCTTTCGACTAGTGAAATATTTTTAGCAATAGGTTTTTCTAAAGCATTAGAAAAAGCAGCCATCGCAATAGCTACTTTTGAATTAATTATATCTTCAATGCTTTCTTCTGATTCGATTGGTTCATCATTATCCCTTTTTACAGAGTCAGCAAAACCGAACTCAACAGCTTCATCAGCAGTAAACCACTTTTCTTCATTCATCCATTCTTTCAACTGCTCATTTGACTGACCAGTTTTTTCAGAGTATATAGATAAAATAGATTCGTCAATAGTTTCTAAAGCGTTCAAAGTCTTTTGAATATCTGATTTATTACCCCAAGTGAATGTAGATGCTTCGTGAATCATAAGGGACGTTCCAACATTCATAATCACTTCATTTGCACCAGCTGTGATAAACGTTGCCGCACTAGCTGCGACTCCAGTTACTTCGACAGTAACATTAGATGGATGGTCTTTTAAGTAGTTGTAGATTTCAATACCTTCAAATACATCTCCACCTGGACTGTTTAACTTGATTACAATATCATCAGTAACAGACTCCAATGATTCTCTGATATCTTTTGCATTAATAACATCATCATCTCGCCAATATTTCTTTTGAACATTCCCGCTCAAAGTTAGTACATGCTTTCCGTTTTCCACCTCATTTTTGAATTGAAAAGGTACTTTTTTAGTCTTCGTCATTTTTCTCCTCACCTCCTTTCAATGTTTGCTCATAGTTTTTGGTAATAAGCTGAATTTGTCCTTTTCCATCTGGTAAAGGTTCATATTCAAACATATCACGTGCTTCATCGATATAGAACATACCGCTTGACACCAATTTATCGGCTTGTGTAGCCAATTCTAGTGGATCAGACGGCAATACACCAAATACCTTTATGCGATTCCCGCTGTAATACTCTTGTTTAGTAAGTATCTTAACTGTGAGTTCATCCTTTAGTTTTTCCATAAGTGGCATAATACAAAGCTTTTTATATGCTTTTGTGTTTGAGTCCATTTCTGATTTTTCGCCATAAATCAAAGCTGTTGGAACGCCAATCATATTTGCAATATCATCAATTAAAGAAGTTGCCATTTTGGTTAGTTCTTCAAGAGACTGATTCGAAACGCCTTGTTTATTTGTATACTCTTCGTATTCAAACCCTTTCATTTTAGGAACAATAGCAACTGAATTTGTTCTGTAAGAGTTATATACTTTGTTTATAAACCCTTGCAGTTTTTCAGTTCTAGTTCTTCCGCCGGCGTCTTTGTCATCTTTAAGGGTTCCGGTGGAATCAATCCCAACAGAAGCCCTAATTTGATTATTGCGCATTGCAACTTCTAAAATGCGACCGTAAAGCTCGCCGCTATCATCGAAAAGTCCTTTTGTAAACTTGGATAATTTGTCATTGTTATATTTCAAAAAGACAACTTCTGACATCCTGAACGTTCTTTGGAAAGTATAATTTTTTACAGTTACACTAGAAAACGTATCGTCAAACACGGCATATTCATTCCTAAAGTACGAATCAGCAATTAGTAATTGATTGTCATCTGTGAAAATAACAAGGACTTCATTTTTAGCCATTAGATTATAAAAGAACTTTTGCCAAAAGCTAGATGCAGAGTCATTTGAATTAGGTTTTACATTCAGAATATAATCCCAATCTTTGTTATCGATACCAATTTTAACTGTTGACATTGTTCTGCCAACAAAGTTCAGAACAGTATCGACAGCCATTACTTTTAGATACGACCTCATCGATGTATCCTCAGAAAAATCTAAATCAAGCATCAAATTCCAATCAAGCTCAGAACTTTCAGTGACGTCACGCCTTAGCCCATCAAATATTCCCATTTTTCACCTCCTTCCTATTCTGGTAAGTAAATTACTTACCTTTAGAAAACCGTCTACCTGATTTGTTTTCCAACTTCTCAGGAGGCTTTCTTTTCCAACCAAGATTAGTAGTCTCTACTTTTCTTCGATAACAAACATTTCCTGCGTAAATCTTTTCCGTTGTTCGTTCTACATTTAGATAATGAGGTTTATACATCTAATCACCTCCAAATCGTTCGTGTTTTATTGTATCTAAGCTAGGGTACTTATTGGATTGAAAACCATCTATATCGTACCCCTTGATTTCAATCGTCTGCTTTCCAAAACTATCAGACGTGGTTTCAAAATTATACAAAATAGATACCAATCTATCGTCAAAAATTTCTTTCCCTTTGTAATAAACAGTTGGAACTGAATCTAAGTCTTGAAGTTTAATCTCGAGAAGCGGCTCTTTGTTTAGTTCTTCAACGGAAGTTCCTAAAAGCGACATATTACGAAATGAATTGAGAGTTTCATTGGACATTTTTGTTTCGTATAAACACGTTTCAAATCCAGAAGACTTTAACTTCCTATCAATATCTAAAATGAATGGTTTCATTATATTTTGCATTCCGAAAATTTCAGGTCTGTTGTCAATTAAAAATCTGATATCATTTGAAGGTCGGTTCAAACTTATTTTTTTATCCAGCGTAAGCAATTTTTTAACTGCATAGATTGTCGAGTTTCCACACCCGCAATAGTCAGGGTTTATTTTCATATCATCTAAAAATAAATATCGTTTCTGCCACGCGTATAATTTAAAACCCAACGATTTTTCAATTTTCGATATTACTTTTTTGTCACTAAAATTTATTTTTGTCATCTTATCTCCTTTAGAAATCTAATTCATCAAGCATATCAAACGCTTCATCATAGTCGACTGTCTCAGTAATCAACTCACGTTTATAAAGCGCTGATAGAAAAGCATGAAACCCATCAGTTTTACGTCTGACAGGTTCTTTTTTTAGAAACGTACGGTTGCCCAAACTATCTTCTTTCACAAAAGTATTGTTAGTGTACCATCGCATCATAGGATCATCACCAAAAATAAAGCGCTCATTCGCAAAGCCGTCTTCAATGATTGGTGCTACTTTAGCCTGTACCCCTCTAGGGTTTCTGAAAAACTCATTAGCTAACTCATTTTCATCAAGCAATGGTCTCAGCAAGTCCATTCGGAAACCGTCTGCCGCTACAATCTCGATGTTGTAGTCTTTTCTTTTTTCAACTAACCAATTTACTAAATGACGCGGGTCAATAGAAGGTTCATCAAGTATGGTTACAAGACCTTTGTCTTCCCACTCTTTGATAGGCGCTTTAAGTTTGAAAGTATTAAGGAATTGTTTTCTTGCAAAACTATGCTGAAACCAGATGTACTTGTCTTCTTCTTTAAACAGCAAGCCAACTGTCGCAAAATCTCGAATACTTGCATAGTCAAAACCAGCGACACACGAATGACCTTTTAATTCTGGTATCTCCTGATTAGTAGCCATGAGCTTCTCGTGAGTTGTGACATCCTTTTCAGAATCTCCCTCAGTAAAGTTCATGCGTTTAACTACAAATTCTTTGCGTCCAGACGGTTCTTCTTGTAACTTGTCGTATTCTTTTTTTACAGTTGAAAACAAGCGTTTTGAGTAAGATGTATCTTCCTCAAACATTGGATTAGCTTTAGACCACAATTTAGGATTGTCCATTTCATCAATGGTATCTAGTTTACAAATAAAAGGGAACAGTCGATCGTTTTTGTTTTCGCC